TCATGTCTGTAGTGTGTGTAAATTGAAATGAACCTATCGTTGCATATGGATTAAAATATAATGTGTCTGATAAGTTTATATCTAAATCAATAACAATAGATGACCCTGATATATAATATTCACTACCCTCTAATGATATATCTTCATATGTTATGTTTTCTTCTATTCTCTCTTCAATTCTTTGTGTCCCTAAGTAATAAAAGAATATTAAACCTGTAGAAAATAAAATTAAACCCAATAATGTCATTATGTATTTCATATTTGTAACCTATATCCTTTCATTAACCATACCATCATCCCTTCGGTTATCTTTCTTATCTCTCTCCGCTTCTAATAATGCGTCTATCAATTCAATATTATGCTTACCAATATATAAATAATCACTCCCTAACATTAAGTTAGTCATCCCTATCCTTTCTTCAATAGCGTCTGAGTACTTAGGTAGTGTTAATACTAAAGTATCCTTTCTGTCTCCTGATTTTCTCTTTCTTCAAGAAGTTCCAGAAGTGTTTACTTGCACTATCTATATAAACATCAAAGTACTTACCATATCTCTCCCATAACTTATCTGCAAAATTAAAGAATTGATCAATATAGTCATCGATGGTATATTCAACATCACTAATCTTATTCTTATGATACCAGGTATCTATAACATGCATTGCCTCTCTATTATGTGTGTATCCAATTGCAGTAAATACGGTAGCGTCTGTTTCACCATAATCTACTCCAACAGATATTTTAATGTATTCTTGATGTTCAATATCTATGGTATGTTTGTCTGGGTTAAACTTTTTATATATCGAACCAGATAAGTTAGCAGGTAAACCTAAGTATATGTTATTGTATTGCTCTGTATCATATCGTTTAAGGTTTTCTATTTCTTTTAATGTTATATCTCCAAGAAATTCTTTTCTTTGATAATCAGGCAAATCATTATAATTAACCTTCTTAATCAGTGTGTCTTCCCTATCTTTCATCTTATCTAACCAGGCATATACCCAGTGTGTCTTTTTAGCTGGAGGATTGAATTCATATAATATCACAAAATAATCTTTCTTACCCCTGATATAGTTTGATATGACTTGGTTCATCTCTTCTTCATTACTATATTCAGTAATCTCAAATAACCATAATATCTTAATATCATTTTCTGCCTTATGTGGTCTGCTACCTTTAGTACTCTCTAATTCATTAAGACCTACAAAGTGTACATGATTGCCTTGTGGTGTATCAATATATAGAGAACCTGTAGTACCTCTGGGGTAATCTCTACCTGGCTTAAGTCTCCATCCAATCCTTTCAAATCCCACTTTTAAACCTGCAAAGGTCGATACTCTATGTGAAGTATATGATTTTCTAACTGCGACTGCTTCAGCCTTTGCGTCTTTTAATAATAAGTATGCGAGTTTGATTTCATGATATGAAGACTTTCCAGAGGCACGACCTCCATATATTATCTGATGTGTGTGTTTAATATCTTTTAAATATGGATGAAATGGTTCCCCTATAATATTCTTTAATGATATTTTATTCTTCTTCATCTAAGTCATCTACAATAACAGGTACCTCTAAGTTATAATTTTCTATCTCTTGTTTATCACTCATACCTAAATATTGTTTAGATAGCCATATCTGCATAGTAGAATTCCCTGACATTGCATTCTCCCACATTTTTTTTCTAAGCTTAGGTTTCGCTAAGGCTTCATGTTTTAGTGTAATATAATTGCCAAATGATACATTATATATCTCTTTGGTTCTATCATTTAACACATCATAAGATATAGGTTCATAATGATTTGATAAGAATGCTACGATTTCTGCAGGAGTACAATGATACATAGCTAATTCATCCACAACATCCCATTGTATATCTTTACGAGGTCTGCCTGAAGATTTTGTTTTCTCTTTTATTTCTGTTCTTACATCACTCATGGTTATCACCTTCTTGTATATAGTAGTTATATATATTAGATTATATAATATATATATATTTCTTTTCTTTCTGGTGTTATATATAAATACTACTATATATATAAATACTATATTATATATAAAATAAGAAAAGACATAAAGAAGAATATATAATATAAGTACTATATATAAATAATAATATATATATAAAGACATAACATAAAGAAGAATATAATAATATATAATATATATATAATATATATAGTTTAGTTTTTAGTTTTACAAAACCGTTAGAAACACAAATCTTTTACAAACACATTTTCAAAACTTTTTTTTAATAAGAGTTAATCTGCTTCTCGAGTTTAGAGAAGTGTGACATCATTTGGTCATAGTTCAGAACTTTCGTCTTAATGAGTTCTATCATTGTGTTATTTCTAAATACGGTTATGATTCCAACACCTGGATATTCTGTGTAAGTGAATAGTAAATCACTCAGTTTAAGTTGATGTTTCGTCATTGTTTTGGGTTAAGCTGAATCAGTTCAGTTAAACGATTTCCTCTGTAAACCTTGTAAAGTTCTGTATGTGATAAGAAACCTTCAGCTAATCCTTGTTCTTCAATGGTTTTTTCTAACTTTTTATTGACTGGAGTCCAGGATTTGTTCTCATAGAATAGTTCGTCTTCACTATATTTACTCCCCCCATCATTATAATGAATGTCTACTTTAATAATATAATTGGGGTGTTTATTCATTATAGCAATACCTCAGTATATTTATTTCCATAATAATCGGTTTTAAGTTGAATTCTTACAGGGGCTAATGTACTGGGTTTCATACTCATGCGTTTAGCAAAGTCATCATACTCTTCATAACTGGATGTATTAACAAATGTAGAAGTAAGTTTTTTAACACCTTTGTTATTGTTAAGTGCAATAAAGTAATCTTGTTTAAACCCAATAGGTTGATGGGTATGTGAATGAATGTATATATCTGTTAAGATAACATTAGAGAGGTTTTCAACTTTATTAGCTTTAGAACCTACCTTCGCACCTCCACCTGCACCATGTGTATGATAGACACTGAATGTATTTCTTGATTTATTACGACCTCTGGATTTACCAAAAGTAATAAAGACTACATTAGCGATATTATCATAATAGTCCATAATACCTAACCTGTATGCAAAGTTCTTAAGCATATGGATACCTGTTTCTTTATAAACTCTGTTCTCATGATTACCTGGAACCAACCCTATAATCTTATCTTTGATGGGTGTAAATAGTTCAACAAGTAAATCGATTGTTTGCTCAGGGTTGAGCTTTTCTGTGTAAATATCGGATACCCCATACTTAACTGCTGTATTAGCAAGGTCACCATTTAAGATAACATAAGCGTTAGGGTCTTTTTTGATTTGTTCAATATGTTCTTTAATCATTTTAATTTGACTGTGCTCAGAACCAACATGTAAATCACCTAATGCCCATAGATTAACATAATCAGTTTCTAAACCTGCGTCAAAGCGTATTGTGTTCAAATTATTTTGACTCCTTTGTTTTAGGTTTTTGAATTTTAATATTCATTTTAGGGGGTGTTAATTTAATTGGTTTATCTTTGAATTTTATTTCTTTACTCATTTTATCATCTCCATAGTTTTTAAAATCTCCTGTAATCATTGCGTTTGCCACCAGTTTTCTTCTTCCAGTAATCTTTGCGTTTCTTGCGGTCTTTACTCCATCTGGGTAAATCACTGATTGCCCATATTACAATACCTAATGTAAAAAGTAAATAAAACAGTATAAATACTTCCATTATTTCACTTCCGTTTTAGTGGTTTGATTTAACCACTTTAATTTTTCTATCTTTTCTTCCAGTATAGCAGTGTAATTCATTGCTGCATATCTCCTGGTTGATACATAACTTGTCAGTGCTGTAGTAGCCAATGTCAATGTCATAAGTGCCAAAAATATAAAAAATTGGCTCCATGATGTTATGGTAGCGATGGCTGCTCCCTGAAACCCAACAAAGAAGAAGGTTTTAATAAAGTTACTGATTGCCATCTGTTTTCTAACTTTCTTCTGGGGTGTTATGTTGTATCTTTGTGATTCGCTGTACTTATTTTCGTTTTCATTAACATCTGCAACTCTTAATTGTTGTAAGGTTACAGGTGTATATTTGACATATATGTTGTTCGTGGATAGATTTGCGAGTTTCTTTGACACTTTATTTTTGCGTCTTTGTAAGTGTGAAAGCAACATTTTGTTAATTCTGTTGAACCATTTAAACTTTTTAGTCATTTTTGCATGTTCGATTAAGGATTCTAATCGCTTAATTTCAAGTTCATACTGTGTTTTAAGCTCTTCATAACGAATTTTCTTAAAATATTCTAACTTTTCTGCGTTATATTTTACTAAAACATCATATGCTTTATTGATTTCAATTAAACTTGACTGGTTTTTAAGCTCATTTAACTTACTTTTTAACTCTTCATTGGTCTGCTCTTCATCAAACATTCCTCTATCTGTAAATTCATTGGTGATGATTTTAATTGCAAAGAAGGTTCCAATAGCACCTAATGTTACAGCAAAACTAATCAGTGCTGCAGGTGAGAAACCTTCAATAAGACCATTACTAATAACTGCGACTAAATAAGCTAATAAGAACGATATAATGGTTTTTATATCTCTTACTAAGTTGGTATCACTTAATAAATACTTAAGGCTCCATTTGTTTTCTCTCATATTATCAACTCTCTTCCAATAATTCTAAGTCTAATTTATCAATGTTTAATTGGTATGTTATGTTTAGACCACCTATAATGTGAAATATTTGCTCTTTTATAAACTTAGCTCTACTCTCCTGACTTGGACACAGGTATTCAACGATATGCATATTACTTATTGCCTGGAGTGCAGACTTAATAATATATTCTTGCATATCTTTTTCACTGTTAAAATCCATCATAATCTTTATCTTTCTGTAATTCTGTAATTCTTTTAGTAAGATTATTCCAAACGATTTGTTGTTCTATTGGGTCATCATCATAAGCGATTAAGTTCATATCTGCTTCTGCAATTTCACCCATCTGCCATTGATCGAATGTAATGTAATTTAAGAATTTAGAGTAATCTTCATAGCCAAATTTACCTTCTTCACTACCTAAATTTAATTCAAAATACCTATCTAAGAGCTTATTGTAGTATTTGGGTGTGACATAGTATTTCATATTTTGTAATTGATACTTTACTTTCTCTTTTAATATCTCAAATGCAACAGCATTATCGAAATCTTCAATTTTTTTTATTTGCAAGTTTATCTAACCTTTCTTTATTGGCTTTAATTTGTTTATACATTTCATTACACCAAAATATTATGCTGCGTTCATCTTCAGTTGTTCGAAGTTGGTTCATAATGTTCTTTACAGGCAAAATTGCATATTTGTAAGGGAAGTTTAACTCCTCTTTGATATACAATTCTAACTGTTTGACCTGGTAACTTCTCTGATGACTACCGACCTCGCTTTCCTTTATAAGATTTATTATTTCTTGCATTCATATCAGTCCTTAAAATTCATCTAAAATAACTACTGAACATTGTGCGATAAAAGCGTCATTGTGATAAACTAACAAATGGTCAAGGTATTTACCTGCTTCTTCCATAGTAGCAAATGTATCTAAAATAATTCCCATTGGGTCTAATACTGCAAACTTCTCTAAATCTTCATACTCTTCTAAATCCCCACATCTTTCATAAGGATTGTCAAATTCTTCTTCCTCTTCTTCCTCTTCAAGCTCATCAATGTTAAATATCATAAATCGACCTGCATAATCACCTTCTTCGTTTTCAGCTTCTCTATCAAAGAAACCAAAACCAAATGTCAGCATATCATAAGGGTCATGACTGTTTAACTTTTCTTCATTGATGTCTATCGTTACTTCAAACTCTTCTGCTAATTCTAAGATGGTTGTGCCAATTTGTTCTGTGACCTCAGAATACTTATTGTTATAAATATCCTCAAATACAACTAAGAATTTCATAAAGTTATCTATCCTTCCAGAGCTATCATCTTCAGTGCCAGGAGCTCATCCCTGACAGACCCCATTTGTCTGGGGTTTCGAATTTTAATATTCGTGAACTTCTACATCAACTACATTTAATCTGGAATCAACAAATAATATATCTGCCATATCACCGTAAAACTCATGCTCTAATACCCAAACAAGTTCACCATCACGCTTTTCTCTATCAATTACATACCATGTACCTATACGACCTTTTATCTTAATGCCTTCACCTTTAATCAAATCAGGATGAATATTGTCTCTCATTACAAAGCCTCCATAAATGAATAAGGGGTGTAGCTTAAGTTGTGTCTTTTTAATGCTTCTGCTTCAAATACTCTTTTGAGTACAGGCATTGCTCGGATGGTTGCTTCTTGATAAGTAATACCAAAGTCTTCATCTTGCAGGTAAGTTTTAATTACTCTGTCTGCAGCGTCCATTCTTTCTTCTGGAATTGTATAAATGAATTCTACTCCAGGTATTTTATAAATCAGTATTAAACCTAATGGTTTTCCATAATTTTTGCGTTTCATAGTATTGTATCTTCCTTTCATATCATAGAATGCGTTTTAAGGGGTCAAATTTCGCCTCTAAGCGATTTTTATTTGTCAGGAGGGTAAATATACCAGCGAGACATAAGGACGCTTAGAATGGATGTATTTGCATAAAATGAATTGGGGTACAAAATAAGTTGTTTTATCGGAGGCTGTCTGAACAAGCACACCTACCTATATTATGTTGCTGATTTTCTGTACCCCATATCCAATTAGTCTAAGTAACTAAATGTATAACCACGATAAGACTTTTTATAACCGTTAATAACATGATAAATACTTTGAATAACACCTAAGGTTCTTGCAGTGATATTATCTTGATTTGTTTGTAACCATTCAGCACATTCAGTAATAGAGTTAAAACTCATACCTAATTGATCGATTTGAATCTTTCTCTCGTTAGTGCCATCTGGTTCAATTCCAAACTCTCTAAGTATTTTGTAAACTGTTTGACTGGAGTGTCTGGTTTCTGTTGCAACTTTCCATCCACTTTTAAGTTCTTTATACATGTTAACAATTTTAATTCTTTCTTCATCACTAAGTCTTGGCATATAGTATCCTTCCATTTGGTCATTATAACCTTTTTCTATTACTTCAAGTCTTTCAATCCAGTAAGTTTCTCTTTCGTTCCCTAAGTCATCATCACACTGTTCTAATAATTCAACCTTGAATACATCAGTACCCATATCGTTCATATCTTTATACATTGCTCTGTCTGGGTGATATTTTTTGCTTTCAATGTGTTTTTTTAATCTTTCCTCTGGGCTCTTACTTGTTTGACCTACATATTGTTTTCCATTCTCAGTATTAGTGATTACATAAATGCTTTTCATTATTTAATCTCGCTTTCGTTTTTTATTTTTATTAAACCTGTTAATTTTTTTGATATTTCATTTAATACTTTTCTTTGATTCTTGTTATCTAACTCCCAAGTCTTTCTGGTGTAGATACTGTCTGGGTTCCAACCTAATCTAACATACCTGCCTAAATCCTCAATCTCTTTATTGATATAATCTAATGCTTCTGGTAAATCTAAACTCTGGATTCTATCTAAGTAATCTTCTCTGTATTGTTTCTGAGTAAAATGTGGTTGTTTCATTTTGGTGCTCCTTTCGATATTG